GATTTGATTTGTCTTTAAACCAAGGAGCTACATTAGGTTGATCGTAAGAATTTTGTATCCAAAGAATATTTATTTTAGTTTTAGATAACTCATGTTTTTCAGGTACAGAGGTAACTATTTGAAATTTATCTAATAGTTTATTATCAACATGTTTGTACAGTAATTTATACTGTAACTCAGTTCCACCAATGGGGTTCATAAATTATCTATTGAGTATCACCTTTTGTATGTAGAGAAGCAACTGTGATTTCTAAATCTTGTTGAAAGTCTTCAGCAGTTGTATCAGTATTTGGATCAGCAACATCCGCATCAAATGCAGCCTTATCTTTATATACAATACCTGTTCTTTTATTTTTTACTATCTCTACAGCCTTAGCTGGTAATACTGGTAAATCATCACTCATTATATTCTTCCTTGTTTATTATACTTCTTATAGTCTCTTTTTTCACTTTTGTTAAGACTTTTTTTATGTCGACCTGGTCTTTTTTTAGGTTTTGCTCTTGGTACGAAATGTGTAAACTTTTGTTTAGCCATTTTGGTCTTCTCTAGATATTTCTAATATTGAACATACTGCTGTGACATTAGTAGTATCATTTGTCTCAATAGTCAATGAGTCGTTCTCTTCTAATATAATAGGCCCCTTAGCAATATTACAAATAGTTGGGCCAGATATATTTGCATACGCAATTAAATTTGAAGTATTAGAATCTGAACTATCATTTATTTTTGCTTGTACAATTTTAGACCCACCTTGATTGGTTACTTGTATATTTTGAATAATAGCTCTTGCATTACTTGGAGCTGTATAAACAGAGACAGCTGCCGTTGTTGTTCCTGCATAAAATGCGTTTTTATAAATATTAGCCATTATGTTAAATCAACCCATTTTAATGTACCACAAATGTCATCACCATTTGATGCACCTTTAGCACAAAGTGTTAATGTATCAGAAGAACCAGCAATTGTCTGTCCTAACTGATATTCAAAATTAAAACCATCTTGTGCAAATTGTAAATTGTTTGCACCTTTACCAGATAAATACGCTTGTCCAATAACAGTTCCACCTGTAATTGTTGTAGTTCCTGTTAAATCATACTCAACATTATCAGAATAACTTGTGTATGAAAATGATGTAGAAGGCGTTGCGTTTAATCTTAATTCTATTTGAAAATCAGAATTAGAAATAGCTGATGCTGCAATATCTATAGGAACAATAACTGCATAAGGTCTTGATGATTTTATTCTTATTGTTGCTAAATTATAATAAGTTCCAGCTGTTGTTAAATTAACCCCTCCAAGAGACGCAGTTCCAATTGATTGCCTTAGTCCTCCAGGAGCATAACCGCCTTCAATCATAGTTGTAGAACAAACTTGTTGTAATACTGCTGCCCCTGATATTATACCTGTTGTCTCAATCTCATATCGTATTGGTAGGTTTGCTGATTGCATATAAACAGTTGATAGACTATTGGCATTTAAAAATGTGTGAGCTACAATAAATTTACCATCAATTACAAACCCAACTCTTACAGCTCCCATACCTAACCATTCATAATCAGAAAACATTATAGTTGCTTTAGTTGGATCTAATGTATAACCAGATGCACCTGTTCCGTCTAACTTATCTCCATTCCAAGATGATTGTGCTACATCATTATCCACTGCAGATCCTGTTACATATGTTCTTCTTACTATCTGATAAGCAGTTCCTGTGTCTTCAAAGAATATTCCATTATTAGCATCAAACATTCCAACACGTTGTTCTAACCCAGATTCTTGAGCATTCATTACGAATGTATTTAAATTTAATAATGACTTACCTGGTTGATAAGACATTACTCTTTTAGATTGTCTAATGACTTTGTCACCACTAGCTGTGGTTACATTTAAATTAACTGTAGATTTATTTGCAGTGTAAGTAACAGTTCCAGATCCAGTTAATGATTCATCAAATAAACTATTCTTTGACATAACATTAGCACTATCAAATATCGTAAGTGGATTAGATACTCTTAATCTTCCAAATGCATCATAAGCAGTGGATCCATCTCCACCTCCAATAACTGTTGGTTCTACATTAACATTATTACATGAACTCATTAATTCCTCATTGTATACCAAGAAACTCTTTCGACTTCTTGTTTTAATTCTTCTTGAAAAGTTGTATTTAATTTATCCTTTAAAGTTTGTAAAGATTGTGCTACCTGTCTTTGATTTTCCTCAGTATAAACTGGAGTTGGTTCTGGAATATACAAATCAACTTTAGCCATTATCTCATTCCATCAGGTTGTACATCAGCTCTAAAAGTTCCAAATCTCCAATTTTGATCTGTTGATGTATTTGCAATTTTTAAATTAGCAAATCTCGATCTTGCTCTAGTATCTACTTTTTCAGTAGAGCTATTAATTGTAAAAGGGCCGAGGGGTGAGGAGCTTGCAGTTGCAGACGGATAACTTCTTAAATTTATAGTTACTTGTGCATCTCCTGTTAGTAATTTAAAGTCTGGTATAAACCTTCTCATACTCATGAAGAATTGACCGTCTCCACCTGTTGATAAATCAAAATCTCCAGACTGAATAAATGCAGGTATAGCTGTTTTATTTCCATCTGAGTCGACTTCATTATTTCCAACTTCATGAGCATAATATGTTGATGCACCATTAGCATTTGTAACTCCTTGAATAGTTGGAAAAGAAGGAGTTCCTGAAACATTAAATTCTGTAGCATATGGATTTTCAAATAAAGTTGAATCATGCCAAGATGATCTTGCTAAAGATCCAGTTGTCCAAGTGTTTTCTGTATAATTGTAAGTTACAACTCTATCAATTTGGTCTGAGCCTGATTTTGGATAAAACCAATTTATCTCTTCATATAAATGATTTATACCGCTGTAAATTTGTTCACCTGCACCGTAGTTAATACCTAAATTAGATCCTTTATTTGTGAATACAAAATCTTCAACTAAGCATGGAAGTGATTTAACGGTACCATCATAAACAAAAAATCCTCCTGCTTGACCCATCCAAAACACTTTACCATTAACATATCTTAAAGCATGTTGTCCAATCAATCCACAGTTACTACCTACTTGTCTGATAGAAAATGTAAAAGGGGGGCCTACAAATTGTATTACGTATGCTGAAGTATCAGTTAAAATTAAAATATAATCTTTTGCTTTAGCTGCACCTATAATTTTTACACCAGAGTCTAATCTAAATGTACCAGCGGTATTAATTGAAGTGGGGCTGTAATCTGAAATACTTTCTTGATCAGAAAATCTTATAAACATTTTATCTTGAGTTCCTGTTGATCCTATTGTTGTTTCAGTTCCAAGTACAATTAAATGCCTATCTCTTTCTGAAACAATAGACATTACTGATCTTGTAGGTGCTCCACTCACTACTGTTGCTCTTGTTGTAAGAGCATTGATATTAGAGTTTATTGGATTCCATTCAAATGTTTTTCCGTTTTTAACAGTTGCTATAAGTTTTTGTCCAAAGTGATCTAACGACCATGACGCAGGATCTAAAATTACAGTAGTAGTTAAAGATGAGGATCCCCAACCTGTATAGACTTCTACAGATGATCCATCAACATGAGCAGACCTTGTTCCTGCAACATCTCTTGTAATACCTGTTAAATCATTTCCTGAAACACCTGTATATGAAATAAATTCTGCTCCTACTTTTATTGTGCCTGTCGTTGGAAATACAGTTGTGGATGTAAGTGTGATAGATGTTCCTACACCGCCAGTACCGTTCGTATCATCTAATAAAGCTCCGTTTAAAGTTCCTAAAACACCAGAAGCTCCACCATATGATGCTGTTCCCCATCCATATCCACCACTTTGATTTAATGGCCCAACATTAATATAAGGATTTACAGTGGCTGAGCCTCCTGCCGAAACAGTTGCATTTGCTACAGTTGCCATCGTAATTGTAAAAGTATCGTTTGTTGGAACAGTTACTACTTCAAAAGTATTTGTTTCAAAGTCTGCATCTACATATCCTGCACCAGGTGTTGTTACTGATGTAAATGTGAATAGATCTCCTGCAAGCAAGCCATGAGCGACTTTATTAACTATTACGGTTGCTGATGTATCTGTTGTGTCAAAAGTAATTCCTGTAATTGCGGTATCTAATGGAGTAATATCATAAAAAGATTCTCCATAGTAAATAAACAATCCTTTATTAGATCCAAGGGCTATATATTTTCTCCCATCTAAATCAGCCCAAACTAATTGTTCTCTTACAGCACCGACTATAGTCTTAGAGGTTATTTGTTCCCAACCACCTATTTTTTCTGGTAAACCATATCTAAATCTAACAAAGTCTCCATCAGTCCACTGGCCTTCAGCTCCTGTCTGAGTTACTTGTTTGTTAAATCCTGGTCTAATTTGTATATCTGTTAAAGGCATGGCACATTATACCATACTGTTTATTTTTTTAAATGTTATCTAATGGTAGTATAGAACTTGCTATTTTTTACAGAAACTATA